TACAAGAATACAAACAACTGGAATGTCATTACAAGGTAGTCAAATTGCAATGAATGAATATGACTTAAAAGAAGTCAATGTAAACTATACACTTACAACTGGTGATGTTTGGTGGTTGTATTTAAACGGTACATACACAAGTGATATGTTATACATCACAGGAGGCTTTGTAATTAAAAAAACGTGCAACTAAAAAACATAAACATGAAACAACTCCTTTCCCTCTTCCTCCTCCTTTTGCCTTGCTTTGCATGGGCACAATATCCAAGCAATGGCAATCAAAAGATAACGCTTGGAGAACAGACGACTGCCGATGGGCTTATTTTTCGGGGCGTGGCGGCAACTGATACGGTGCGAAAACCAAGTATTGATACCATGGCTTACATGGTTCTTGATACCACTACAAATATAATATGGCATTATAAAAAGGCAACGAGCAACGCATGGTTGCGTTTAAACCTTTTGCCGAGTGATACGGCTTCGATGCTTACAAATTATTGGAGGTCAGGTAGATTTAGTGGCACTTTGCCTGTGGCAAATGGGGGAACAAATACATCAACTGCATTCACGGCTGGTTCAGTTGTATTTGCTGGAAGTGGCGGAACTTATAGTCAAGATAATTCAAATTTATTTTATAATGATACTGATAATAGATTAGGCATTGGTACTTCCGTTGTAAATTCAAGATTAGTTGTTAAAGGTGTTACAAATACAAGTGGAGAATCAGCATTAAATGTTACTAACTCATCAGATGCTTCATTACTATTTGTTAGAAATGATGGAAGAATTGGTATGGGTACTTCAACACCAGCATATAGATTTGTAATATCCAATCAAGGAGCAGAGGGAATTGAATTAGATGCAGGTATAAATCAAAGCAATAAAAATTTTATAGTTAATTATAATAGAAGTACAGGAAATTATATTGAAATGCAAATTAATGCCAGTAAAACAATTTTAGGAATGCAAGGCAACGTCGGCATTGGAACTGAAACTCCGTCAGTTCAATTTCATACAACAGGCGATGTAAGGTTTGCAGGGTTAGTAAATTATGACCCAGTTGAAACAGATGCAGATGGTGATATAATAGATGGTGGCGCATCTGATTTTAATTTAAAAAACAGTATTGAACCTATAAATTACGGAATTAATTGTATAAATAAACTTAAACCAGTGTCTTATCTATGGAATGATGTAAATAGAAAACTTGACTCAACAATTCCAGATATTGGGTTTATTGCTCAAGATGTTATGGATGTTATACCTGAAGCGGTAAGAAGTAATGGTGATGGCGATTTACAACTAAATTACAAAGCAATTACTGCAACATTAGTCAAAGCAATCCAGGAACAACAAGCCCTCATCAAAGCCCTTGAACAAAGAATTATTAACCTTGAAAATAAATAAAATGAGATACCTATTTTTATTCTTTCCCTTCTTTTCCTTTGCCCAAGACATTGTCAAAGACACTGTTTACATACAAAAGCAAGGCAACATTTATTACATTATTCAGCAAACGACTTTGTCTGATAGCACAGTGACAGGCTCAAAGCAAATACTTGGTGATAGTGCAACTGCCATTCAAAGCCTTGTTACCGATGCTGAAAGGCAAAGCAACACATTAGCCATTCATGCTAAACCTTTAATTACTAAAGGCAAAACTGTACAAAGGATTAATTACTACAATGACTTGCACGTTCAAATAAGTGGAAAGCCTGTTTATTTTACAACGGCTCAACGGGACACGGCAAAGTTTTTGGGAGACTGGAAATTAAATTTTAACGGTGAAATTATTGATGGTAAGATTGAGTTAAATGTAAACAAACGTTTAATCTTTAATCCAGACAATGGCAAGGTTTACACCATTTCAACCAACTTACTTTTATCTACATTTACTAATCAAGTTTCCTTTGCCTTTAACGGTGTTAAATACGACTTGTACAAATATGCTGATGGCAAATTTGCAACCGTAGATGGAGATGTGAGGTTAATAAAACTTGAATAATGAAAGCAACCTTAATCAACCTTTTGCACCTTGGATGGGAAAAGATAACGTATGCCATTTGTTGCGGATGGATATTTTCATTCTTCATTCCTATTAAGGGATTTTTGATATTTAGTGTATTTGTTGTTTTTTGTGACATGGCAACGGGAATCATTGCGGCAAAGAAGGAAGGGCAAAAGATAAATAGTCGTGGACTTTATCGTACCATAGAAAAAATAGTGGTTTATTTTTGTGCTATCCTTATTTTCGAAGGTGCAAGAAATACTTTTAGCCTTCCTTTCAACATTACATACATGGCAGCGTTTTTAATTGCAACCGTGGAATTGTATTCTATATCAGAAAATATAAAACGTATCACAGGCGTAAATCTGGGCGTTTTAATCACACGTTTTTTTAATCGTTAAAATAAATAATATGCAGACTAATTTAAAAGAAGCCTTAAAAAATGCAGACGGAATAAAATCACCAATGGGTGACATTGCTTGTTACTCAATGAACTTTGCGGAGCTTGCAAGTGAAATTAATGTTCATCTTGAAGGCAATAAAGTAAAATTTACTTGGCGCGAATATATCCAACTTGCTCAAATCATTTGGGATAAAATTAAAGAAACAAGCCGCGAATGTGCAGGAAAAGAGATTGAGGTAAAACTTCCAGCAAAGTTATCAATCATTAGTGCGGCTTTTGCACTCATTGGTTTTAAATTATAGGCGCAGAGAATCGCTACCTTATGCGGCTTCAGGGAGGTATATTGATTTATGCCTCCCTTTAAAATTGTAAATTATGAATAAAAATGAATTTTGTATTTTCTTAGATGCTGGTCATGGTGGTATTAATCCTAAGGTAAAATTACCAAATGGTTACACAACCTACCCTTCTAAATGTGCGCAACATAATAATGGTACTTTTCATTCTTATGGATGGTTTTTTGAAGGTGTGTTTAATCGGGTCGTTGTGCAATATATTGAACAATATTTGAATGATTGGGGATTTGTAACAATGAAGGTATATGATGAAGTCTTAGACACATCACTAACCAAAAGAGTAAATAAAGCGAATTTTGCAGCTAAAAATTATAAGGCATCTTTGTATTTAAGCATTCATGGCAATGCAGCCGAAAACAAAAGTGCTAGAGGATGGGAGGTTTTTACTTCGCCCGGACAAACCAAATCAGATATTTATGCAGAACTTTTATTTAAGGAGGTAAAATCAAAATTTCCTAATTGGATTTTTAGGGCTGATTTAACCGATGGAGATCATGATAAAGAAGATAGGTTTTACGTTTTAACCCAAACCGATATGCCTTCAGTTTTATCTGAAAATGGATTCTTCACGAATTATCATGATGCTAAATTAATGTTTGATACAGACTTTCAAAATAAAATAGCTTTGTGTCACGCTAGAGCTGTTTTTGAATACGCAACAAAAATAGGTTTACTAAATGCTTAAATAAAAAGGGGGAGACGCAAATGTCACCCCGATATTACCACTAATTAACAAAATGTAATCAACCTAATTTATATATTTCTTTAATAAAGTTAATGCTAAATCTCTAACATTATCTCCATTTGATTCTTTATAAATTTTGTACGCTATCGTAATCATTCTTCCTGATTCCATCATGTCCATTGGTGCCCTTTCATCTTTCATTAAAGGTTCAAGGTAAAATTTAAGCATAAATAATTTTGCTTGCGTTCCTTCGGCATATCTGATAGGTTTTGGATATTGCTTAGAAATTTTTTCAATTTCCTTCCATGTAGCAACACTAATACCATCTATCATTTCACTATTTTTTTTCATGTTTTTGGTAATTTTTAGCCTGTAAAGCAAGAGTAAAACAGTCTATTTCATCCTGACTTATTTTGGCTGGTTTAAAATTTGGTTCAAATTTGTAGCCTTCGTTCTGAAAGACTTTCATAAATGATATTTTTGTCCATTTACTCCCTTTTTGTAAAGGTGAAATATTATAGGCTTCGCAGCCATTTTCTTTAATCCATTCATAAGCTATTCTTGAAGCCGCTTGATTCATGCCTACCTTTCTGGATATACGGGAAAGGATAGCGCGATTAATGGAAGAATTAAAGGTTACATTTTGAAGGCTACTATCTTCCACTAAAACAACAACGTTTTCATAATCTTTATGCCAGTGAAAAGAATCTTCCAAAAAATCTACAAACCTTTTGTATTTTTTAAATTCAACTTCTTTGTTTGGCTTAATAAAACACGCTGCCATTCCGTTTATTCTTATTGCTGGGTCAACTCCGATATAGGTTCTCAAAATAGTGATAATTGAAATGAAGTAATATTTCTTCTAAAATTCTTAGGCACTTCTTCACTGTCATTCTTAACAATGATTTTACGCCTTCTTCGCTTTATAATTTTAGGTTCATTTATTCCGTAGGCTTCAACTCCTTTATCTACAAAGTTTATTTCCAAAAGATACCCAAAAACAATGATAGTTCCAACAAATAAAAACATGGTAATATATTCCCCTCCTTCATAATGTTCCTGTAGTCCGAAGAATATTTCAATTAAAGCCACAATCGTCGCGCCTAATGCTATTTTAGGTGGGTAAGTACTTCTACCTTTAGTGGGATTAAGAAAGTCCATAAAAACGACGGCAAATCGCCCTAATTGTAGAATTGAGGCTGCTATAATAGCTAACCAAAAATCTAAGGGTAAAAATATGGCAGTTAAGTACGCATTTATGCCATAAGTCAAAAGGATAGTTATTAGCATGATTGTAGGAATGTTATCCGATATGCTTTCAAATGTCCATTTGAATTGTGTATTCGTAAAGTTTTTTTCCATTTGTTTTTTGGTTTTTTGGTTTAAAATTGATTGTATTCTTTCTTCAAAGGAAAATTATCCCTTTTAATCTGCCAGTACTCCGCCATTAATGACGCTCTAAATTTGTAATCAGTATCGGTGTGATACCCTGATTTGTACACGCATTTACAAATGGATTCGTACAACTTTATTCCTTTGATTTTGTAATTTGCCTTTTTACAAGCCGCGTATCTTCCAGAGTTAAGAACACCAGCCCAAAGGTTCATACCTTCTTCGGTGGTTTCAGCACTCATAAATTTAGCCCTGATAAATTTATTTCTTCCTCTTATTACTTCGCGTGTTTTGTAAGTCACAGTGCCATGGCCTTTAAGAGCCTTAACCCCTCCAGCGTTGGCGTGTTTACGCCACAATTCAGTTTCGATTCCTTGAGAGGTTGCCTCAATGATAAAGAAGGAATAAATCATTGATACTGGAAAATCGGTTAAAACGTGTACATTCATAAGCATTGACTCATAACAATAAGCAAGGTATATGCGACGAAGCTTAGACCTGTCAACTCCTTTTAAATTCCTGAAGCCTCTACCTTCCAATGTTTGCCTAAGTTGTTCGCCTGATAACTTTCGCACCTCCCATCCGTATGAACGAGATCCGTAGGCGCTTTCATCAACTTCTTTTTTTTCGTCCTTACCTTGAATGGTTAACGACGTAATTTTGTGAACGTAAACAGTATCGCGCTGAATGATGGGAATAAATGAAGTATAATTGTATTGGGTGTTGATTGGTGAATAAATCAACCCAATAACAAAAGCAACTCCAACGGCTCCAGCTATTTGATATGGCAGCCGTTTATTTTGTGGGACATAAGTCTCGATTATTGGCTCTTTCATTATTCAACTATTTTTAGTTCCGCGTAAAAATGACCTCCATCATACTCGATACTTTCATCGTTGGCATCTGCAATAACATTTCCGTCGCAATCCTTAACAAGCCCTCCCCAAGTAAAATCTTCTTCTGGGAAATAATCTTCATTTCGCATTTTTGAATAAACCTTTTCAACAGCATGACGCTTAGAATAGGCAGATACTTCTTCGCATAAATCTTGATAGATTTTAGCGTTGCCGAAGTACATGACGGTGTAAATTTGCTTTTCCATTTTGTTAAAATTTAGTGATAATAAAAATGTTTTTTTGTTTCTTTTGTAAAAATATGTATAAATAATTATATAAAAAAATATTTATGTATTTATTTAAAAAAAAATCCCATACCGAAAGATATGGGATTAAAAACAACACTTTTAACAACTAATTACTTATTAAACTTACTAATGGAAATTTCTTTATCCGGTACCTCAATTCTTAGCTTCTTAAAATTTTCTATCGCTTCTTCAACTGTCGGAGCGTTGGTGATTATTCTGCCTGACTTCCATTTTATTTCCCAATACATCAGTACCATTTTTTTAAAGTGTCAATAATAAAGTAAATGGCATAAGCAAGAGTTAACAACCCTCCAGCGGCTACAATGATGAGAGCCAAATCCTTTATCAATTTTTGTTTTTCATTTTCTGTTAGCATGATTCTTTTTTTTCTTTTTGTTTTTTACGATATTCGGCTTGATAAGCCTTAATTTTTTCAATGTTTTTGTAATAATACGCCTTGTATTTGTCGTAATTTTTATTCTTACACTTCGTTTTATTCTCCTCGTATCTCCTTTTTTTGTTTTCTAAATTTTTAAGCCTTATTTTTTCCCTTTGATAATCATTCATGTTTTGGTAGTATTTTTTCATATACTCCGATTTCCGAGCTTTTTTTTCCTCGTCGGTCATGGCTATTTGTTTAAATAGTTTTTTGAGGCAACTGGATCACTTCCCTGATTTTTATACTTTGCATCGGCTTTTGATGCGTAATCGGTGTAAGGCATTTCGCTAATGTCATGATAGCAGATTTGCGCTATCTTCATGCCTGGGTAAATCTTAACAGGCTGGATACACGCAAGTTCTAAAGTCCAATGCCCTTTGAAATTCACATCTCCAAAACCTGCAGTTATGTGAACAAATAAACCTAATCTTCCTAATGATGATTTGCCCTGAATGATTGGAACGTGGCGAAGTGTCTCCGTATATTCAACGGTTGATGCAAGATAAAGAATGCCAGGTTGTAAAATCATACCTTCATCGGGAATAATAATTTCTGCATAATCGTTTTTATTCCTTGTATCCAATACCTGGTCGGTGTAGAGCAATAAAGTTTTTGATAGCGTTAAGTCAACACTATTTGTCCCAATGTTTGCCTCGATTAATGGCTCGATAACAATGTTGCCAGCCGCTAATTCGTCAAAGATGGTTTTGTCTGTAAGTATCATTTGTCTTCTTTTTTGTAAGTTTCGTTGTAATATTGTTCAGGCTCATGTTTCAAAGCCCATCCATGGTATAAATTCCCTTCTTTAAAAGCCTCCGTTATCTGCTCTTTTTCCATTTCTTTAGCATTATAAAAAAGGTTGTGTTTAATTGTTATAAATTCTCTTTTTGAAATTTCTTTTGCTTCATACCTTTCAATTAAAGAATTAATTTCTTTTTCATACAAATCTAATGACGTTGGTTTGCTCACTTCTTTAAATCATTTAATTCTGGATGCGTAAAATAAAACTCTGTCAGCATTGCAGCATTTGCCATTAAGTGTGCGGAGTGCAGTAGTCCACTTTCTTCGTCTATCATTTCACCAAGTCGCATGGCTTCAAGGTGTCGCATAGCGGAGGCAATGACAACAGAGAAGGGAAAGCCTTTCTCCCAGTTACCGGGAGGATATTTTTTTAATCCTTCAGTCCAAACCTTCGCATATTCCCTTTGTGCTATCGCTGGGCAAAGGTCGTATCGAAGTTTATTTTCATTTGTCCTAAATGCCTTGTTTTCGTCATAGTCTGGATTCCTGCCAGAAGCTATCATTAATTCCCTAACCCTTTGTTCATTTGTTTTTCTTTCTAATTTTTCAACTTCATTCATAATTATCATTTTGTTGATGTCAACGATATGGTTTAAATTTGCCGTCTTTCCGTGCTGCCAATTCATCCTCTGACGCGAATAGGTGGAAAGAAATGTCTAATCAGGGGAAAATAACATTTACCTAAACCCGAGGTCTGCAAATATCTTATGTAGTCATGTGACCTACTAATATTCTTTCTTGTCTAAAGCTACTAAGCAAAGTTCGATAATTATCCGAAGTTACGAGTAATAATCTTTGAACGGCCCTACATTGCTCAAAAATTGCCGTAGCTTTTGGGTATTTCCCTTTCACATAAAAATCGGTTAATGTGGAGGAGTGCTTAACTCTTTTGTACTCCTCCTCTGGCATATCACGAATGCAAGTCATCATAAGAAAAGAATAAATACTTTCGTTCATGCCAGATATAACCGTGTATCGAGAGTAATAAGCAGATAATTGTCTTAAATATTCGTCACATTCCTCAAGGTGTTCAGCACTAGGCGCAACCGAAATCCAAGCGTTAACCTCCTCACAAAAAGCCTTAATCTCTAACATCTTGCTATTATACTCTTTCATGATACTTTTTTAGAATGGAAATTTTTCGTCGCTTATTATTCCATCGGTGTATTTAACGCCATCTTGATAGCCTTTTTCGTAGGCTACTTTTAATTCATTTTCATATTTTGTCCATGCGTTTAAGCAAATTTCATTAAATTTAATATAATCAAAATCTTCTCTATTGCCTAATAAATCTAAAAGATATTCAACAGACGTTTGCCTTTCTTCTTGCTCTGTCATCTTAATTTATTTTAAAAATCAAAAAATCCTTCACTATCTCCCCAGAACTCTGGGCCCATATCCATTCCTTCCATATTTACCCTGTGGGCTGCTGCAATTAATCTATGCCATTGCCATCGGGCTTTTTCCCTTGCATCGCGTGAAATTTTAAAAGGAGTAACGTAACCTTCATTGTCAACCGCTATAATAAAGTAATCAACCGGTATATTTTCAATGTCGTATTTATGGCAATAAATGGCTGCCTGTAGGTCGTATTGATTATGTCTTATTTGGCTCCTTACAAGTTGTTCACCAGATCGCGCACCCATTCTTTTCAAATCCCAAATAACGTGCTTGCCATTCCTATCTAAACCTTCGGCATCTTTAATTCCTTTGTGTTTAAATCCTTTATAAAAAAATTCAGTGGTTACTTGAAAATCAAAACTATCTTGATGTAAAAGTCCCTGAAACACAACAGTACTATTATTTCTTACGCATTCAGATATAAATTCGCTATCGTCATATTGATCCTGAGTAATAACAATTCTTTTGCCTATTCTCATTTGAATAGATTCCCAAAGCGTTATTTGCTCCAGAGTTTCGGGCGATGGTTTTTTAGCGTTAATTTGCGCTATGGTAGGCTTCTTTACACCCTCTGGCATGATAAAAAACCTATCATGAAATGATTCTTCCTCAAACAAAAGGCAATCAAGTAGCGTACCTTCATCCATTGCTTTAGTGGATGTTCTTGTTTGCTCAATGTATCTTTTAAGGCATAATGGCGAATGAGACAAAGCCTTTAATCTTGAAAAACTAAGATGGGTTATTTCATTCATTTGGCTTGTTTTTAATAGCGTTAGCCATTTCGGTAAATACGGCAGCGTGTTCTTTGTATGCTAAATTTGATTTATACAAATACGTCAATTCTTCTATTGTACCGCAACTAAGTAGCTTATTTTGCAATTCATCAATATTAACTCCTGCTGATGGCTTAAC